CATAGTAACAGATCAAATAATCAATATCCAGCTGGATATTTTAACACGACATCAGCAGTAGATGCGTTTGATTTTAAATTTTCATCTGGCAATATAGATAGTGGTACAATCAAACTGTATGGAATTAAGGATAGCTAATGAGCATAGTCAAACTAAATAATAATTCTATAAAAAATGTGACTACCCTAGGATCTGTTTCATTAGGTAATATGGTGTTTATTAAAAAACTAACAGCTTCTAGTTCTGCGACATTATCTTTTGTTGATGGTTCAAGCTCGGTTGTTTTGGATAATACTTACAAAGAGTATATATTTACTTTTAAAAATATTCATCCACAGACTGATGATACAAATTTTCAAATGAATTTTTCAACAGATGGTGGTTCTAATTACAATGTGACTAAAACAACAACATATTTTAGAGCCGTGCAAAGTGAAAGTGGTACCACACAATTAAATTATGAGACAGCAAATGATTTAGCACAAGACACTGGATTTAAAACATTATGTGATGATATAGGTGCAGATGCAGATCAAAATCTAAATGGATTTTTTCATTTATTCATTTTACCTGTACAGTTGCGGTTTCTCAATCAGCAAATTATGCTATGAATATATTTACTGCTGGATATGGAAACACAACAAGTGCTATAGATGCTGTTCAATTTAAAATGAGTTCTGGCAATCTGGATGCTGGAGATATTTGCCTTTACGGCATAACATAATAATGATACATAAATAATAGGGAGAAATAATGCCAAGATATCATAACATAAATGGTAACAGAGTACAGTTTACAGCTGAGGAGGAAGCGGCTAGAGATGCAGAGGAGAAAGCATGGAGTGATGCTGCACCTGCTAGGGCTTTAGCTGATCTAAGATCTAAAAGAGATAGACTTCTTGCCGAGACTGATTACCTTGCCCTATCTGATAATACATTGTCAGATGACATGAAAACATATAGACAAAATTTAAGAGACTTACCAGCTGGGAAAGACACTGTAGCTAAATGTGAAAATGCAGTTTTTCCAACTAAACCATAATGGCTAGAAAGTTTAAAGACTTTGTACCTAGACCAAAACCTAGGAAACGTCCTAGAGTTCACAAGAAAAATAAAAATAAACAAGAAAAGCGTAGCTTTAAAAAATATAATAAACAGGGAAGATAATGGCAAAAACACAAGACACGATAGGATTACAAAAAGGTGCAATAGCACCTGCTCAAAAAGAACAAACGGGTAGTCAAAAAGCTGTATCGTTAATTGAAAGTTTAGCTGCTGGTAAACCTAGTTTACCTACGGGTACAACTTTATCACCACAATTACAGAATGTAGCAAGTAATGAGTTAATGGCAACTCAAGGTACTACAGGGTCATTAGCTGTAACAACTCCTACTACAGCTGCCGCACCTACAATAGCCGCACCAGGAACTATGGCAGGAACACAAGTTACTGCCCCTACTGCTGCTACTGCTGGTCAAATAACAGCTGCACAAGTTGCTGGATCTACTCCTACAATGACAGCAGCACAAGGTCAGCTTTCAACTGGAGCAGTTGCACAAGCTGCACAAGGTTCTATTACTTCCGATGCTACAGTAAAAGGACAATTAACAAGTTTACAAAATGAAGTACAGACTGCGTTAAGCTCAGGTAACCCATTACCTGTATGGGCTAGAGGTGCTGCAAAAGCTGCTGAAGCAGCAATGGCTAATAGAGGTTTAAGTGCTAGCTCAATGGCAGCTGAAGCATTAGCTGAAGGTATTATGCAATCAGCTATACCTATTGCTCAAGCAGATGCTAATACTTATAAGCAGATGATATTTCAAAATCTGTCTAATAATCAACAGGCAGCTATTACAAATGCACAATCATATCTTAAAATGGATCTGTCTAATTTATCTAATAGACAGCAAGCTGCTTTACAGAATATTAATACTAGACAAAATTTTTTATTATCAGATCAAGCTGCAGCAAATGCAGCATCACAGTTTAATGCTACAAGTCAAAATCAAGTAAATCAATTCTATAGTAAATTATCTACGACAGTTGCAGATCAAAATGCTGCTAGAGTAGATGCTATGAAAAAATTTGCAGAAGCAGAAAAAAGTAAAATCAATGCTTTAAATGCACAAAATACTATTGCAGTTAATGAAGCTAATGCTAAAAGAGATGCTACAGTAAAACAATTTAATGCAACAGTAGAAAATCAAAGACAACAATTTAATGTAACAAATCAAAGAGAAATTGATCAATCAAATGTTGTATGGAGAAGAGCAGTTAATACAGCAAATACTGCAGCAGTAAATGCAACTAACCAAACTAATGCACAGAATTTATTAAATCTTTCTAATTGGGCACTGTCATCGCTATGGCAACAGTGGAGAGATGAAGCATCATGGGTAAATACTTCTTCACAGAATGAAAAAAATAGAAATCATAATTTAGCTATGGCAGCTCTTGAAAGATCTTCTACAATAGAATTACAAAATAAAGCATCCAAAGATGCTATGTATCAAATGATTGGTAAATTTGGTTTTGATTTACTAACAAAACCATAGGAGGATAAATGATAAAAGACTTAGTTAGAGGTGCTATAAAAGGTGCAGCAGTTTGGGTAGGAAATACCGTTGCTGGACCCACAGGTGGTGCAATAGGTGGTAAATTAGCTGATAGTTTATTAACTAAAAAAGCTGGTGGTGGTGAGTTTGAACCTATTAATACAATGGTACAGCCACAATCATATGGCGGTAAAATGGGATTTGCTTCTCCAGGTATGGCTAAAAAAGCATCATCTATGTCTGGACTAAAAACAGTAGATGCAGATACTATAAATGCAGAATGGAATTATAGACTTAATAGATATTTAGTAACTAAAAGATATTACAAAACGTAAGAGGAAAGTATGGATCAATTTAAAGAAGGTGAAGATAATCCGTTTGATGTCCCAGTACCTGGTCAGGGTTTAACTGATACTCCAGGTAATTACCCATGGGAACATCCACCACAATATACAGATACTAGTGAAGCAGCAGATTTTGTATGGGATAGACTTCATCAAGAAGAGTACGCAGAGCAGATAGTAGCTATGCTTGATGCAGGTATACCTGTAGAAGCAATAGGTAGAATAATTATATTTAATGGGTTTATGGAAGGTAAATGGAATCCAGATGTTGCTTTTATAATTGCAGAACCTGTTATGAAAATGGTTGCTACTATGGGTATGAAAGCTGGCGTTACTAATATTAGAATGTCCATGGAAGATCTTTCAAATAGTGAACAAATAAATTCTATTGTTAGAACTAAAGTAAGCTCTGAAGAAACTAAAAAAGCTGCGGCTGGTGTAAAAGAAGATATTACAAAAATAGAAAAAAAAGGTTTAATGTCAAAACCTAAAGAAGAGGAGATAGAATAATGAGTGTATTTAGAAGTATTGCTACAGGTTATCTTGGAGCAAAAATAAGAAACACAGAAGCTAATGATGCTTTAAAAGCTAAAGTATTAGAAACTGCAGGTACTACTCTTTTAACTCAAACTATACCAGATGCTGTAGCAGCAGAGAAAGAAAGAAAAAGTAATTATGATATATTAGTTGGAAGATTTGGGGTTAATGGTGGTAATCTTATGGATGCATCTGGATATACCCTTAATGAAAATACAATGTCAAAATTAGAAGACGATTTAAAAGCTAATAATTTAAATGAAGAAGCTATAAAAAATGCTAACTTTGAAACAAGTTTTGAGAATAGATATAATGCTAGAGTTAAATCAGATCAAGAAAAATATAACCCTATACTAAAACAATTAGGTATAGATGGTATAGGTTCTCTTGGTTATAACACAGTAGAGGCTTTAGTTAAACCTGAATCTATGCAAACAACTACTAAAGATCAAATGACAGATACTGTTGTTACAGAGCAAACACCTATAGAATATTCTAGTATGCAAATGGGAGATTATTTTGATCCTATGAGAGTAAGTTATCAAGTAGATTCTAAAAAATTTGCTGCAGCTGCACAACCATTTGGTTTTCAGGGAAGTATTAGTTTTGATGCTTCAGGAGAACCTATATTTAATTTACCAGGAACTTTAAATACTAAATATAGAGCTTTATTTGCTGCAACTAATGATGAGGCTTCAAAATTTTTAGACCAAGATAATAAGGTAAATATTGGATTAGCTACAGAAGCTGGTAGTAAAAAATTATATTTACAAACTGAAGATGCAATTAATAATATAACAAAAAACTACACTCAAGTAGCTAGTAAAGGAATTATTGAATCGACTGCAGAAGGTTTTACAGATGATTTTAATACTAAACTTCCTACTGATAAAGACAAAAAAGATGCTCTTAAACGACATTTAATAGAAGTATTAGGAAGTAAATCTGAGCAACAATATTTTTCAGAAAGTTTTCCAGTAGGTGTTAAATTCTCTAATGGTCAAGAAGTTAAAGAATATTTATTAAATTTAACTAACAGATTAAAGTAAAATGACTAAATTTAGTCTAGGTGATTTTGCTGTAAATGAGCAGGTATCGGAGTATAATTCTGATGCTCCATTTACTCTAGAAGATTTTAACAAAAAAGAAACTGACATAGAATCTGTTAAAGATAAAAAACCTGAAGATGTACAAAATTTTATACCTATACAAAAAAATGAAGACGGATCTTTAAAGTATACATTTGATAATATATATGAAAATAAACAATTAGCATCTGTAGCAAAAGATTATTATAAAAATAGAGATGGTGAATCATTTAATGATAAAGAGGCAGTAGATAAATTTATATCTGACAGAACTTGGAATCAAGCTAATACTTATCAAATGGGTAAAGAGTTTCTATATGTTACTGGTAATAACATAACACAAGATCAAAAAGCTAGATTATCATATTTAACAAGATATTGGGATGAGTTACCTAATTTTTATGAAGAAGGGGGTAGAGGTGCATCTGGATTTTTTGCTAATTTAGGTGTTGGATTATTAGATCCTCTTAATATAGTAGGTGCAGGTGTAGGTGGTTTAGTAAGTAAAAGTGTTTTAAAAAAAGTTGGACAAGAAGTTATTAAATCTCAAGTTAAAAAAGGTGTAACTAAAAAAACACTTGCAAAAGAAGTTTTAAATAGCCCAGAACAATTAGCTGAGTTATCAGCTAAAGCAAATAAATCTGCTTTATTAAAAGGATCTGGATCTATGGCAGCAGTTGAAGGTGCAGGATTTGGTACAATAGATATTGCTAATCAATTAGTAGAAAAAGATATAGGTTTAAGAGAAACTTTAGATCCTGTAAGAACAGGCACAATAGCTTTAACAGCTACAGGTTTAGGATTTTTTGTAGGTGCAGGTGCAGGTTATTTAGGAAGTAAAATTCGTAATTTAAAGTTACAAAAAAATACTACTTTAACAACTGATAAACTAAAAAAAACATCTAAAAATTCTCCTGATAATAAAAATCAATCTGATGCTATAAATGGAGAATTAAATAAAACTAGTTATGTTAGAACTAATTTAGCTGATCAATGGGATTTTGTAAAAGTATTACAAAAAGAAATAAATCCTGAATCTGCTATTGATGTAACTGATTTAAAAAAATTATATAAATCAGGTGATTTTAAAACTGATCCAATACTTGAGCCATATTTTCAATTAAGAATGTTAGCATCATCAGGTACAAGAGCACATAATTTTATAATGGAAGGGATTTATTTACCCCCATCAGATAAAACTAAAATGGCAAGTTATATAAAAGGTAAAAGCCAAGGGTTGCATGAAATACTTGACCCCTTTGATAAATTTAATGAAGTAAATGAATTTTTAGGTTATGTTGCATCAAAGAGAATGCAAGGTATAGCCAAGAGAAGACCTAAGTTAGATAAAACTTTACCACTAGATAAAGCTACTAGGGAAGAGTTTATTGATTTTGCAGAAATGTCTGCATCAGATTTTAAAAAAAAATATAAAAAAAGACTTACAAGAAAAAGTAATTTTATAAATTCATTAAATAAATTTAAACAATTTACAGATGAATTACTAGAGTATCAAGTTGCATCTGGATTATTATCTAGAAAAGATGCAAATAAAATTCTTAGAGAAAATCCTTTTTTTATACCTTTAACTAGAGATAAAAAATCTACAAGTTTTGTATCTGCAGTAGGTCAACAAACTCAAAAATTATTAGGTATAGCTAGACCAGGTGCTGTAAAATTAGCAAAACAAAAACAAGAAGGTGATATTAATTTATATCAAAATTTAGTTAATTATACTTATCAAACTGTATTAGCAAGTGATAGAAACAGAGCTAAAATATCTTTTTATAATATGTTGCAAAAAGGTGATAAATTAAATAAAATTGATATGGATAGTGTTGTTAGGCTAGTTACTGGTGACAGGCGTATACAAATTACTAATGTTGCAAGAGATAAAATTGTAAAAGCATACACAAATGCAGGTTCAAAATTTGATCCCGAAAAAGGTGTTACACCTAGAGTTGGTGCAAAAAGAAAAGATCAAATAAGTAATTTAGACAGTCTTGACGTGCTAACTTTTTCAAATACATTTAAAGCTAGTGATGATGCTTCTGCAGATTTTGCTGATATAGTTTATAGAAATGGTAAAGCAGAAGTATATGAAATTATAGATCCAAATTTAGCACAAACATTTAAAGGTCTTAGTGACAAAGGTGCTGATAGAGTTATGTTTGGTTTTGGACCACGAGGTATATTTTCTAGATATGCAAGATTTGCATCTCAAGCAATAACATACTCACCTCCATTTGTCGCATTTAATGCTATTAGAGATACACTTGCAGGTTCAGTTAATTCTGCATTTGGTATTACTCCTAAAGGATTTAAACCAGTTTATACTAGTGGTAAAGGTTTTATAGCTGCAGTTAGACAAACTCAAAATTATAAAAGAGCTTTGTTAAATGGTATGGGATATTCTTCTAGAACAGAAACAGAAGCATTTACTCCAAAAAATGTAAAAGATTTAGTTAAAAAAGGTGCTAATCTTGGTGTATTTAGTAATACTACAAATTATTATAATAACATTATTGGTAGGTATATAAATAAAATTGGTGGTGGTGGTTGGAGAGGCTATAAAAGAATAGTACAATCTACAGAATATGCAACTCGTATGGGTGAATATCAATTAGCTAAAGCAGCTGGATTTAGTGATATGGGGGCTGCATTTCTTGGAAGAGAAGTTGCTACAGATTTTGGAATGAGAGGATCTAGTTCTTTTTTAAATGCTATAAATAGAAATACTATGTTTTTTAATGCTAGTATTCAAGGTTTATACAGAACAGGTAGATTATTTTTTGAAAATCCAGGTAAGGCTGTATCATTAATAGGTGCAACTGTAGTTGCTCCAGAAGTAGCTTTATACCATATAAATTCTAGACATAAAGAATACTCACAAGTTCCAGATCAAGTTAAACAATTAAATTATTTAGTTCCTAATTATACAACTGACGATAATGGTAATACAATTTTAGATAAAGAAGTTCCATTTATTGCTATACCAAAACCATATGATTTAGGTGTATTTGCAAATGTTGCTGTAGGATTAATGGATGGAATGTATAAAAAAAGTGATGGTGTAACTAAAAAATATGTTGCAGAATCATTTAGTCAAATAACTCCAGGTATACCCATACCTGCAGGTGCTAGACCTTTTATAGAATTAATGTTTAATAAAAATTTTTATACAGGTGCACCAGTGGTAGGTATATATGAAATGAGAAGACTTGATGAACTTCAAGCCAGAGGAAGCACAAGAGAGTTAGCAAAAAGACTATCTAATTTTACAGGTAATATGAATGCTTTTCTTTTAAGATCTAAAGAAGGTGCAAAAGTTCCACAAGTAAGTCCTATAGTTATGGATTACTTAATGGGTGCATACTTTACAGGTTTAATGCAATATCCACTTGATATATTAAATGCACAATTAAAAAAGAAACCTCTAGAAGGTGAACCCGCAGTTAAAAGAGAAGATGAAGCAGATTTTGCAAGTTTTGAAAATGCCGCTAGTATTGTGACTAGAAGATTTAAAGTAGTTAGCCCTATAAAAAGATCACAATATCATAATGAATGGAGCAAATTAATTTCAAGAGCAAAAAAATTAAAACAAATAGATATGTCTCAAATGGATTTAGAAAAAAGAAATCAATCTTTTTTAATAGGTTTATTTGGTAGAATATCTGAAAATTTAAAAGAGGGTATGCCTGCTGGTGTTGAACCAGAAGTTTTAGAGTTTGCTAAAATATCTCCTATATTAAAAGAAGTTGAAACAGAATTAAGAAAATTAAGAACAGAAAAAAATAATATAACTAATAGCCCTATAGATCCCATAAAAAAAAGAGAAATACTTGATATACTATTAGGTGTAGAAAATAATATGTTAAAATCAGTTATGGATTCACTAGCTGTTATGGATATAGAATATATATTTGACCAAACATACACGGATAATGTAAAAGAAATTGGAGTAATTCAAGGTACATTATCTAGTCTAATATTTGGTACTGCAGAAAATGCTTTTAAACCAAATCCTAGAGAAGAATAATGGCTAAACAACCCAAAACAACCAGTGAACATCTAATATCACTTTATGGTTATATAACAGGGTTAAAGCGTGAGATAAGTACAATAAAGAATAATCATCTTAAACATTTACATCAAGATGTGGATAAGTTGCATGGAAAGGTAGATAAACTACTATATGCAATATTGGGTGGGCTAGGGGCAACAATACTAACATTAATAGGACTATTTGGCTAATGGACAAAAGAACAAAAACGGATACAATAGTAATACACTGTACACAAACTCCAGAAAATATGGAAGTTGATGTAGAGAAAGTAACACAATGGCATAAAGATCGAGGGTTTGATACGATTGGATATCATTATTTAATTAAACGAGATGGTACACTGCAGGTAGGACGTGACGAAGATGTTACAGGTGCTCATGCAGTACAAGTTAATGGTACATCAATAGGTGTAGCATTAGTTGGTGGAGGTACACCTAGTATGGGTTGGGAAAATAATTTTAAACCTGTACAATTTGAAACACTTAAAAGTATATTATTAAGATTAAAAGATAAATATAACATAGAAAAAATAATAGGTCACTATCAAGTAGATGACAATAAACAATGTCCTTCATTTGATGTGCCAGGATGGTTAGAAGAAAATGGTTTGGTTTAGTGCATTAAAATTAGGTTTAAATGCGGCAACGCATATATATAAAAAGAAACAAGAAACAAAGATGGCTATGGCAGATGCACAGCATATGCATGCTTCTAAGATGGCTAGAGGAGAAAGTGAGTATCAAGGTAAATTATTGGAAGCTAGACAGTCGGACTGGAAAGACGAGTTCGTTTTGGTCGTATTAACGCTGCCAATATTAGTGATAGCTTGGGGAGTCTTTAGTGACGATCCTGCTGCTTCTGAAAAAATAAAAGAGTTTTTTGTTCAATTCCAGCAGCTCCCCCAATGGTTCACCAATTTGTGGATTCTTGTCGTGGCGAGCATTTATGGTATTAAGGGTACACAGATCTTCCGTAACGGGAAAAAGTAATGTCAGAAAATAGTTCTGAACTAATAAACGAATACAAAGAACAGATTAGGATACTTCGACAAGAGGTAGCCGAACTACAGGATGCTGGTAAGTCTAAAGACTCAGCTAATAAAAGATGTTTGCAAAAATTAGAACATACTAATAGAGATTTAGAAGAGGCAAATAAAAAAATAAAAAAATTGGAGGACAAAAATGATCAGAAAGATAATAGAAAAGATGAAAAATCTTTGGGATAAATTTGTTAACTGGCTATTTTCAGGCTATAATAAGTGAAGTTTACGTTAGCTTTATTATTATGTTCTTATGTAGCAGAATCTTGTTTACCCCCACATATACACCCTACAAAATTTGATGATCAGTATGATTGTTTACTTCAAGGATACAAAGAATCTATATTAAAGATAGAGGAAATTGGAAGAGAAGATATAAATTTACATAGCATGTATATTAAATTTGGATGTTATCCAGAAAATACACTTATAGAAGAAGATACTTAAATATGAAAAATCCCCTTATAATTTTATTAATGTTATTATTAACTTCGACAGCTTTTGCAGGATCAACACAGACTAATACCTCTGGGTCTAACACAGCTATTGAAGGTGGTTATACATCTACAGCGACTACTACTTATCAGTCTGGATCTAGTTCAACAAGCACAACAAATAATACAACAAACTCAGATATCAGATCAGCACCACCCTCAGCCTCTGCACCATCTTACAATTCTATGACACAAGATGTTTGTAGTACAGGGGCATCAATAGGTGTTCAAACATTTGGTTTAGGTTTTAGTGGTGGTAAACATTTTATAGATAAGAATTGTGAAAGATTAAAACTAGCTAGAATACTTAATGACTTTGGTATGAAAGTTGCAGCTGTAGCTATACTTTGCCAAGATGAAAGAGTCTTTGAATCTATGATTCAAGCAGGCACACCCTGCCCAATAGATGGTAAGATTGGTAAAGAAGCAGAAGCTTTATGGTCTAAGTATGATAATGAAAGACCAGACTATGATATATATGTAAAACGTATGAAAGCCAGAGAGAGAAAAGAAAAAGAATTAGAGAAACAAAGATTAAAAGAAGAATTAAAAATGTCAAAAGAATTAGATAAGGTAGACGAAGTTACTGCTAGAGAAGAAGCTAGAAATAAGAAAAAAATAGAATGGCAAGATCCAAAATAAATACTGCTTTAATTGCTTTTTTAGGTACAATACTTATGGGTCTTAGCACTTGGGTATTAGTTACACTTATAGAATTACAAACTATAGTTGCTATGATGCAACAAGAGTTACTATCATTAGATAAAGTTTTTGGTCGTATATATGCTCATATGGATAGGTTAGCAGATAAATGAAATGGTTAATCTCTTTTTTATTTTTATTTACTATAGTTAATGCAGAAGAATTAACAACAGGAAATTTAATTACAAATGGTAACTTTGAAACTGGCAATGCTAATAATTGGACAACTACAGGGGATGTTAGTGTTCTAAATGATTGCTGTGAACTTAATAATATTCCTAGTAATTATGATTTAGAGTTTGGAGATAGTGGATCTATAGAACAAGATTTTAACTTATCATCAGATACTATTACACAAAATATGCTAGACAATGGCATAACATTAAACTCAACAATAGAGGCACAGAATGGTGAGTGTAGTGTTGCAGGTTGTTGGGGTGGTCAAGGTAATGCTGATACATTTACAAATGTTCTTACAATTAAAGATTCAGATGGTAATGTGCTAGCATCTAATACTACTATAAGAACTGATACTACAGGTATTGATGGTGCTAATTTTAGCGATACACTAATTTATAATGGTACAGGATCTAATGTAGGTAATATAAATATATCTGGATCTGATGCAAATGCTCCTGCGTATCTAGGTGGACCTAATATAGATAACATATCTGTTACTATGACTTATGATACATCTGTTATACCCATTACAATAGTAGAAGAGATTGGTGAGATATTTGAAAATGTTGAAGAAGTATTTGAGGAATTAGAACTTGTAGCTATTGAAGAATTATTTGAAGAGTTAATAACTTTTTTTGAAGAACCCTCTGTAGAAATGGAAGTAGTAGAAGAATTTGAAGAAGTTACTTTTGAACCTGTTTTAATGATGGTTGAAGAGATGGTGATGGAAGAAGAACTTATGGAGGAGGAAATGATAGAAGAAATAGCTATGGAAGAAGAGTCTATACTTGCGGAAGAAATGATTGAAGAAGAATCAGTTAAAGAAGAATTTGTTGAAGAAGTAGTAGAAGAAGAAGCACCTACAAAAATGGCAGAAGAATCTAATGAAGAAGAAATTAAAGAGGAGAAACCTACTAGCGAAACTGCTAAGACTGCCTCTGTTAAGAATAAAAATAATACAAAGCAAAAAAATATACAAT